CCCCAACGTAATACAACTTAATCAGCTTGCAACCTTTTACTGCCTTACACAAGGAAAATTTATTGTTTCATTAGTAAACGCTACTCACGATTATGCTAACTCGGCTCCTACAGGAGTACAGGCAGCAGGGACTACTTATACACAATTGAGACCTGCGGGACATGCAAATGGTCCTGTCTTGGTTCTTAAAAAGCCTTGGTTTATCGATAGTGAAGGGACAGAGTTTCAAGTTGATACTGACTTCGTTATCAAAGCTAATGATGTTTCAGTGAACCAAAGGAATCGAAGGGTCGCGCAGCTTCCGTTTGGAACTGCGTTAAAGGGACCAGCCTCGATGAGGTTAAGAAACGATATATATCAAGTGACTAGAAGCTAAAAGAACTATTTAATAGTTAGAGGGTTATGTTATAATGACTACTGAACAAATGAAAAATATTATAAAAGAAGAGTATCATAAGATTCAACAAGATCTTTATCAAGAGATGCTAGATGAAAGGGCATTTGAAGCCAAGTGCAAAGATCTTCCCGAAAGAATAGAAGAGGAAGAGGAACTAGAAGAAATTTCTGCTGTAAGCACTGGTTCTGTCCAGGGCACCGCAGGTAATAACAATGATGAAGAATCTCTAATTAGAGAAGAAGACCTTGTTGAAAAAATTATGAATATGCTTTTACAAAAGGAGAACAAATAAATGCAGATGGATCGTCATGAGTTCTATGAAGAACTTAAATTAAGAAAAGTAATTCGTGAAGGAATCAAAGATATCCTCACCGAAGAAAAGAAGGCAGTTGCACAATCTTTAAACGAAGAGAAGATGCTCCGCAAACACATTAGAAAATTAATCACTGAGGTAGGGACTCCTGATGTTGAAGTTTCTCCTGAAAGATCTACTGGTATTAATGTCCTTGAAGATCTTTTGAAAAAAATTATCCCAACCCTTGAAGATGATTACAAAAAACTCACCACGAATATCGAACAAAGAGAAAGCTTTCGAGCACACATCCTTGCTGCGGCTGATAGGACACTGCGTCCCGTTGAACTAAACAAGGATTCTTCAGAAGAACTGGAAGAGCAGATTGATATTGAGGTTGATGCTGAAGATGATAATGTAGATCCTGCTTTCATTGATATTGATCCTGGAGAAGAAGAGCCGGAAATTGAAGAAGAAGAACCTGATGAAAGAGAAACCTTCGGTGTAGAAGGACAAAATCTAACTGGTCGTAATGTTGCTTTTGAAGCTTTCAAAAAAGTTGAGAACCAAATTGTTGATGCATATGATGTTCTTTCTGATGAAGAAGATAAAGGTTTATTTTATGATTACTTAATCAAGAATATCGATCTATACTTTGATAAATTTGAAACTGATCTGGAAGCAACTCCTGATACTCCTGAAGTATTAGATGATAGTGAGGTTGAATTAAACGATCCTGAAGCTAGTGCTGATACTGGTGGTCTTGAATTAGATGATGAGATTGAATTAGATGATGAGACTCTTACTTCTGCACTAGGTGCTTAATGTGGTATAAGAAAAGACGTAGATATAATCCTAAAATTAAAGAAGGACAATACTATTCTATTTCAAATAAACTGAAAAGTCAAGAGAAAACTAATGATCAGTTTGAAATCATGCTTTCTAACCTAACTCTTGAAGAAATAGTTGGTTTAAGATTAGAATTAGCTGCTAAGTCAGTTAAGAATAACTTATATGGACTTAAGATATGGTATGATTTACCTAATATAATTAAAGATGCAATATTAAAATATACTTACTCTGCTTCTAGAACTAATGGAGAAGGAGCTAGTTTCTTAGGTTTATCTACTATTGAATTTATTCAATTAATTAAAAGGTTTAATACTAAAGAATACTTTAAAAAAGATTAATTAAATTAAGTATTTATCTTATTATACATAATAGCATATCACGTAATTACCAGTAAGTAAATCTTATATTTTAAGTCAAGTTTATTCTTCAGTAATTATAATATCTTAACCAGTAAAAAAAATATTTACCTATTGTCTTATTCAGTTTCACTAGTTATAGTGTCTAATGAATTTAAGCCAACCGATTAAGAAGATGAGAAAGAAACTCCGTGAGTCATATTACGAAGTTTATTTTTATTTAGATTCTCTGTTAAATCAGTATGTTGTACCTTATTTGTGGACTGAAATCCACCAGTCTGTGATAAAGACTGGAGACTTGGTTCATCTTAAGCATAAATTCACAATCCAGAAATATCATGGAATTGTTTTGAATGAGCCCAGAAGAGTGATAACCACATACGGCTTGCTAAGTGGCGGCGATAATATCCGACATGTTGTAGACGTCCAGTGGAACTATGGAAAGAAGACGTTTACTAGGTGTGAGTTTTGTGATAATTTAGAAGTAATCTCAGGAGGAAAATAGTGTCTGGTTGGCATTGTGGATCTGGTGCAGAAATACTCTACGAAGATATCCTTGATTTAATCAAAGAGCACACTCGAAACAATGGAACGATCTTTATTGGAACCGACAGTCACGTTGAACGACAGCAGTGCATTTTCTCCACAGCAATATGTTTCCATGGCGCAGACGGACAAACAGGTGGCAGGTACTTTTTTAAAAAAACAAAGTTTGAGGCTTTGAAGTTTCCAACAATATTGGAAAGAATTACTTTAGAAGTTGAGAAGTCAGTCAAATTATCTTTGAGTATTTACGAGCAGTTTCCTGATTCAAATATTGAAATTCATTTAGATATATCATCAGCAGATAAGAAAGAAAAAACAAGCTCTTATGCAGATATGTTAATCGGTTATGCTAAAGGTGTTGGGTTCACTTGTAAAGTAAAACCAGAGGCTTTCGCCGCAAGCTCTATAGCTGATAAACATTCAAAATAACTTGACTTTTATCTATTTATTGCTATAATCAATAGGAGTTTCGCTTTATGAAATGGGAAACAAAAGATAAATTATTAAAAACGGGGTTTGTATGTGCTATCATTATGATGATCGTTGGAATAGGACTTTCTTTTCATGAATGCCAAAGAGACGTTGTTAAAAAGAATTGGTATGGCGAGCAAAGCAGCAAGAGTGCTGTTGAGCAAGAATGCCCCTGTATTAACGATTGTCGATAATGCGGGGTATCATAATTGGTAATGAATCAAGCTGTTAACTTGAGATATGTAGGTTCGAGTCCTACCCCCGCAGTCCGCAATGGGGATGTAGCTCAGTTGGTAGAGCGCTGCCTTTGCAAGGCAGATGTCGCAGGTTCGACTCCTGTCATCTCCATTCTTTAAAAATTTAATTTGGCTCCTTAGCTCAGTTGGCTAGAGCGGCTGATTTGTAATCAGCAGGTCCACGGTTCGAATCCGTGAGGAGCCTTCGGTCACAACAAAAAGAGGTAAAATGCTTACTAAAGATCAAATTCTAGAAGAATCTAAATATTTCCTTGGACCCAGCAATAAGTTGCTAAAAAACAAATATGTAAAACGCCGAGATCTCATTACTTTCTTGGTTAAAAAGGGCTTGTTCTCTAGTTTTGAGGAGAGATCTTGTTTAAAACGAGAACTTAAAAAAAGAAAAATCAAGTTTGCTAAAGGGGCTAAAGACATAAGCCAGAAAGATCTTGTCGATCTTGCATTGAGAAAAAAGCTAAACTTTAATGAGTTCATTTTATAAATTGGAGGATAATATGACAGACACAGAGAAAATTAAAGAAGGTCCTAAGTGGACAAACGACCGCCTCTTTTCTTTGCACCTTGAGGCATTGGAAAGAATTGAAAAATTAAAAGTTGAATGGTCCAACAAAAAAGCCCCCAATATGCAGACAAAGGTCCGTAGAAGGGCAGATGGACGTTTTCAGGTAAAATACAGAAAAGAACCAGTACTAAACGAAAAGGAGACTAAAGATGGGAATCGTAACCGAAAAAATAAAAGAACTACAAGCAGCCCAAAATTTAACGCTGACGCAGGTATTTGAAAAATACCCATTCTTGGCAGAACTTCAACATGAAGAAGTCTTGCAAGAACAAGGAAAGGTCGAAGGACGCTCCATAAATGAAAAGCAACTTAAGCTTTTGTTGGGATGAAAATGATAGATGAAGATTTAAAACCACTTCGGGAGTACTATCACAAAGAAACCCCGAAAGATCTTGTTGTCTTGATGAATGTGAACTACCACAAAAAGACAGCTACCTTGTTTTATAAACAAACAGAAAACGTAGAGATTAAAAGCTTTGATTGGTGTAAACAGAATTTGGTGTTATTAAATGAATTCAATCGATAAAACAAAAGAAATTTATATTTTTGATGTTGACGGGACCCTTACCCCTCCTAGACAAACTATAAATACAAATTTTGCTTCATTCTTTACAGAATTTGCTTTAAAAAACCAAGTTTACCTTGCTTCTGGAAGTGATTTAGAGAAAATCGAATCTCAATTGCCTGAAAGCATTTTGAAAACTGTTCACGGTGTGTTCACCTGCATGGGAAATTGTTTCCATCAATATGGAAAGAAGATATATCAAAATGATTTTATCGAAGTTCCTGGGCTCCGTGAAGATTTAAAGGACAAAGTGCTTTCTTCCAAGTACCCTAAAAGATTTGGCAACCATATCGAAGATAGAGTCGGAATGATCAATTTTTCTGTTGTCGGACGCAATGCAGATCAAGAGGCTCGCGAGGAGTACTCTTCTTTTGACAAAGAGGTTAACGAACGAACTTTGTTTGCGTCAGTGTTAAATAACAAATATAAAAATAAGGTCACTGCTGTGGTCGGCGGCGAGATAAGCATCGACATCTTTAATCCTGGAAAAGATAAATCACAGGTCTTAACATATCTTGAAAACAATGCTATGATCTCACAAAACACTGTAATTAATTTTTATGGTGATAGAACAGAGTTTGGCGGAAATGATTTTGCCCTGGCATCAGCGATTGAAAATTCACAATATGAGAATAACGTTGTAAGGGTTGAAAGTTGGAAAGAAACTTGGAAAAAAATTCTTTTTCTACAAGCTAAAAAAATATAATTTAAGGAGTTTTAAAATGGCAACCACCAAAGAATTGGAAACAAAAGTAAACAATATCACATCGCGCTTGAGCGACCTTCGTGATGATATGGCAGTTTTGCAGAATGAGTTAGCAACTGTTGTTAATAGGATCGAACAAGATATGAAACGAGTCATTACAGAAATAAAAACTAATAAAGGATAAAAATGATTTCAACTAAATGGATTTCCGAAGTGGATTCGGATGAACAACCAAACGCTACCCGTGGAGGAGACGAAGCCGGTAGCAGTTCTGAAAAAGATCAAGTAACATCGGCTAACAATAGAATTTATTTCTATTCGGAAGTTACTCGTCCCAAGATCCTTGCTTTGAATAAGTCTATTAAGAATTTAGAAATCAATATGACGAACAAAGCCTGCGCTCTCCAAACAACTGCTATTGGAGATATCCATCTCCACATCAATTCATATGGTGGAAGCGTTTTCGCTGGCTTTTCTGCTGTAGATTATATTAAGACGTCTGAAGTGCCTGTGACCACTGTGATCGATGGTTGTGCCGCCTCTGCTGCTACAATAATGAGCGTGGTAGGAGAACATCGAATGATGCACGAACACTCTTTTATGCTTATTCATCAACTCTCTGCTGGAAGCTGGGGTAAGTATGAAGAGCTTAAAGACGATATGGCTAATAACGATCTCTTGATGAAAACCATCCGAGATATTTATATCCAACACACAAAGATACCTGCAAAAGAGCTTGCAAAGATGCTCAAGCATGACCTGTGGTGGACCGCAAAGACCTGTTTGAAGTATGGCTTAATCGACGAGATTATCGTTTAATTAATACATTTAGTCAAACATTCACGACCAACACAATCACAGTTATTTCCATCGATAGTATCAAGATACTTTTTGAGACTTACATCATCTAAGTAAATCTTTTTTGATTTCTTTTCTGGAATATCTGTCCACTCGGTTCTAATACCTCTGGGTACATTATGTGGTGTGTATTCCTTGATATAAGCCATCAAGTCTTTATGATGCGGACCAAAAGACAGATGATGATACCTACTGTGTACAGAGTGAATCATACCAATAAGTTCGCCTTGCACGTTGAAAATTGGTGAACCTGAACTTCCTCCGATGGTGGGAATCGTATACAAAGCCATACCCCAGTATTTACCAGAATATCGACCTTCCAATACTGGAATAGTCTTTTCACCGAATACTCCCAAAGAAGCAGCAAAGTTGTACACCTTATCGCCAACATCGGGTGCATCATCCCAATTGATAGGAAGGTTGGGAATCCTTAATGATTTGGAGTGAAGAATGCAAACATCTTGTGTTTCGTTAAAGTCTACAGTAACTGTAGCATGCCTATTGCCTTCAGAATCAACAAGGAATGTATGTTGTGTAACTTTTACATTTTTAAGTCCGAAAGGAACACCCATCGCCGGATTGCAAGTATGCCCAGTTGTTAAAACGTATTTCCCACCAACTGAATCAGCGATAGCAGAACCAGAAGAGGAAGAGGACATTTTAAATGTATTACAGATATCTCCTGTACAGTGCTCGATAACATAAAGTGATTCAACTTTCACCATTGAGTCAATGTTGATTAATTCACCTAACTTGTATTGTGATTTAATAGGGATATGACTGCAAGAGCTACAAGATACTAGCACTAAAAGAGAGAGTAGGGACAGTAAATACATTTTAAACTTTAACATGGCTTATGATATCCTTTTGCAAATAGCAAGCTATATGTAACTAGGAGTTATATACTAAAATGGATTCTAACAAGAAAATAATTGCTTTAAGTGGGGGCTTTGACCCACCGACCAGAGGTCAGGTGGCAATGATCCAAGAAGCTGCTGAATTAGGAGACGTTATTATAATTCTTAATAGTGACGAATGGTGCGCCACAAGAAGGTGGGATGGTAAGAATTTTCTTCCTTTTAAAAAAAGAAAAAGCATCTTATTAGAGATCCCTGGGGTTATAAACGTTGTAAAATCGAAAGATAATGACGGGACCGTGTGTGCTACATTGAGACACCTTAATCCTGATTTCTTTGGTAATGGTGGACAACGCACCGTGGATAACACACCAGAAGTAGATGTATGTAAAGAACTTGGTATTGGAATGTTATTCTTCTTAGGGAAAAACTTCCGCCCAACAGCTTCTGAAATTTTAGAAATAGCTATAGGAAGCGCTGAAGCCAACAATGAACACTAGGTGTCAAACTTGGAACCTGTAATCATAGGAACATATTTGGTGGATCTGCGCCCTGATCGGACTTATCATCCAAATCCAAAAAATATTTAAAGGCTCCTAGTGTGGGGGAGAGAGTGAAGTGATTGAATTCGACATGTACTGAATGAATCATCCCAACTAACTCTCCTCTTTTATTTACGATTATTGACCCTGATGATCCAGCCGCCGCCGGAATAGTATACGCTGCCATACCATTTTTTTCACCTACATAATATCCAGTTAACAATGGGACCATATGGTTTGCAAAGATGCCTTGAGGAGCAGCAAAATTATAGACTTGTTCATCGTACTCTGGAATCGAGTCAGCGATAGGAACTGGGTCCTGCCACAGTGTGTCAGCCTCTAAAATGCAAATGTCTTCTCCCTTATCTAGTTTTTTTATTTTTAAGACATGTTTCATATTATGTATATCATACCCATATAATTTAACTTCGACTTCAATTTCTCCATTTACAAGTTTCTTTAGCTCTGAAGAGTCGTTTGGAGTACAAGAATGAGCAGCCGTAAGGACTACTTTTTCACCTTCAAATTCGATAACAGCGCCACTACTCGATGCGTTAAAAGTTTTTTGTAAACAACTTCCGTCGTCACATATTTTTACTTGTTCTTCGATAACAACTCGGACAAAGGAACTTCTTGCATCTATAAATTTCTTCTCCTTAATCTTGGTACAGGAGCTAAATACTATAGAGAGACAAAATATGATTAACGTAGTTCTCATCTTAAAGTAAATATATATTAAGAATAACTTTTTAGCTCATTTAATTTTTTAAGGACCCTTAATGAAAAAAACATATGTTCTAGATACGAATGTTCATCTAGCCGATTCCTCCGCCGTGTTCAAGTACGAAGAGCACGATATTATAATTCCTATAAAAGTTTTAGAAGAAATTGACAAGCATAAAAAACGTCAAGATGGAGTCGGGGCAAACGCACGGCACTTCATTCGTATCCTCGATGACCTTCGTGCTCATGGCAACCTTCATAATGGAGTACAGATCCCAGAAGGCGGCAAGTTAGCAGTAAGAGGATATGATCCTATTTTTATGCCAGCAGGGCTTGAAGATGATGATCCAGATAATCAAATTATTGCAACTGCTTTAAAAGAAAAATCAAAATATAAAAGAAAAAAGATCATTCTTGTAACCCAAGATATCAATATGAGAGTTAAATGCGACTCCTTGGGGTTCCCAAGCGAAGATTATAAAACCAATAAAATCATCAATACCCACGAAGAGTTATTCTCTGGCTTTACAAAGCACCTAGTAGATGATCAATTCATAGATCAGTTTTACGCTGGGAAAGAAAGAGTATCACTAGACCCAGAAGAAGGCAGCTTTCATCCTAATCAATGTATTATGCTGGTCTCAAGCCAAAACGAAAAGAAAACAGCTTTAGCAAAATTTATAAATTATAATAACCCTCTTGTTAACATTAACGATTATAAGAATGAAGCTTGGGGCGTCCATCCCCGCAACAAAGAACAAAAATTCGCTTTAGATTTGTTATCTGATCCAGACCTTCCTATTGTAACAATCACAGGAAAAGCAGGCACAGGTAAAACACTCCTTGCTCTAGCTTCAGGCTTAGAGCAAGTGCTGGAAAAAGGAATATATAAAAAACTCATTGTATCGAAACCAGTTCAGGCGATGGGTTCTCAAGATATCGGCTTTCTTCCAGGAACTCTTGAAGAAAAAATGCGCCCCTGGTTAATGCCAATTCAAGATAATTTAGATTTCTTAATGAATGGCGAAGCCAAGAATATTGAACACCTATATGAAGATGGAACCATTGAAATTGAAGCTTTGAGTTATATTCGTGGACGTTCTATCTCAAATGCATATGTGATTATCGATGAGGTGCAAAACTTAAGTCCGCACGAATTAAAAACTATTGTCACCCGCGTCGGTGAAAACACAAAGATAATTTTAACTGGCGACGTGGAACAAATCGATAATGTTTATTTAGATTCAACATCTAATGGATTGAGCTATGCTATTGAAAAGTTTAAAGATTTTGATTTAGCTGGACATATTTCTCTCACTAAGGGAGAGAGATCTAAAGTCGCTACTTTAGCAGCGAAGGTTTTATAAAACTTAACATTGTATCAAATTTAAGATAAGATCTTGTTTTTTAAGGAGAAGCGATTATGTCATTAGAAAATGAAAACCCGTTATTAGACCAAACTGTTGAAGCAGAAACGCCTTTAAAGGACATGCTACTTACCTACGTTGGAGATAAAACAAGCCCAACAGATGACGAGGTAACAGTTCAAATGATCGTCAATACAGTAGCAGAAGAGTTTCCAGAATTCCTTACTGTTGTAGCAGAAGAAAACTGGGTTCGTGGTTATCGACAAGCTTTAACTGATGTAGAAACTGGTCAAAAAGCTTATAACGAATATTTATCTGAACAGGAATCTAAAGAAAATGACGAACAACAAGATACAACAACTGATTGAAGAATCGCATAAGTATAGAACAAAAAATACTAAATATCATAACCTTTTTAGTATTGAAGTTTTCGTAAGCGACCCCTTACCTGAGAACATTGATCTTAATTCGGTTTTTTCTTTTATTAATGATAGAATTCCACCATTTATTATCAATCTAATCGATGTTGTATACGTTGGGTTCTTCCGAGATTTAGAAGATCGAAATATCAATGCTAAATATTCGGATGGGGCAATATATGTAACAAATGAACAAGACAGCGGCGAAGATATGGCTGATGACATCATTCATGAGCTTGCTCACGCCCTAGAAGAGGCTTACGGTCAAGACATCTATCAAGATGGAACGATTGAGCAAGAATTTCTTGGCAAAAGAAAAAAACTTGAAAGACTCTTGAGATATATGCAATTTGACACTCACCTATATGATTTCGAAAAAACAGAATATGATAAAAGATTAGATTTCTTCTTGCATAAAGACATCGGCTATGATATAGTGGACCCACTAGTTAATGGGCTCTTCGTAGACGCTTATGCTGCAACTTCTTTGAGAGAATACTTTGCAACTGGATTCGAAGATTACTATTTAAATAATGGAGAATTCATTAAAAATATGAATCCTGTTTTATATCGAGCAATAAACAATTTAAACGACTTGGAGTAAATTAAATGACTGTTGAAATCAAAGTACGCGACGAAGGCGATAAGGTAATCGCTGATGTTACATTACCACGCTATGGAGGCTCCACAGGTCAGCCCCCTGTAGATTGCAGGGTCACCGTTCAATATGTACAAAAGAATTTAGAATCCCTCGGGTATTCCCTAGAGGAAGGTGAGGGTCCAATGTTGAGAAACAGATACGGGGATGAATCTGGTACTTATGTATTTAAGA